GTCACCTGTTGTTGCTTCAACAGTTACAACACCACCTGATGTATAGGCAGTATATGCACTACTATTAATTCCAGATAACTGAAATGTATTAGTAGCTGTACCAGCAACAGTAAATGTTTCGTTATTAACTTGTAACATACCAACTACTCTAGTAATCGAAATTTTTGTTCCGTTTGCTAAAGCATGACCAGCACTAGTTACAACCGCTGGGTCAGCTCTAGTAATCGCAGTAATAACTTTTTCTACTGCAGTTGAAAGACCGTCACTATCACGTTGCCATGTACCGACTGCATTACCTTCAACTTGAATCGTACGGTTCATTAGTTTAGTAATTTGCTTTTCTACACCATCTGTATCGACGGCATTGATAACCATTTCACCTGCGGCTAAACTACCAACATCTTTGTTTACAAGAGTAAGTACCTCAGTTTTACCACCACCAGTTACAGTGAACTTATTTTTTGATCTTTGATTTACAATATGACCCTCTGTAATTATTTCAGCACCTGAAGCGAATCTCATTGCTGTGACTTGAATTTTTCCGGCACCGTCACCAATGTGCTTTTTATTAATCGGACGTCCCATGTTGTTTCTCCTTATGACGTTCTAGGTCTACGAGGATGGTATTCCCCATAAGCATCTTAATTAATGCGTAGTATTTATAATAAAAAACAGGGCCGAAGCCCTGTTAGTTTTGGTGTCTCGTAAGTTAGACTTATGAGAATGAAATGTTTGACATTGCAACTTCACCAACATAGTCACCAGCATTACCTAGTGAAGATGCTGTGTTTGATAACTCAACATAACCATAACGTGTCATAAATGAAACTACTGGCTCAAATGTTGATGGATCTAACACGGTACCACTTGACATCAATGGAACGTAAGGACAGTAAAATGCTGCTGCATCTGTCTCTGATGAACCTTTGTATCCAACTAGTACTGCAGTCGCGTCTGCCGCATATGAATCAACATACACACGCATTGCACCATTTAATGTACCTACAAACTTAGTGTTTGTTGGTGCTTCAAATGTACCTTCTGTTGTTCTAGCAAATGCACTTGTTGATGCACTCTGAAGCACTGTTAGTGACTCAGGTGATACAACGGCAAAGTTACCAGCACCACGACGTGTACGCTGAGCAATCTTATTTGCTGTTCTGTTTATTAATACTGCAAGAGCGGCATGCTCGTCACCTACGTATGTAGCTGTACCTGATACTGCTGCCTGGTTGTATGTCTCTTCTGTGGCTGCTAATGAACGCAATGAACCAAGAACTTCTTGATCTATTTCTGCAGTAATCTCTTGTGCTAATGCTGCCATGATTTCTGCTTCTACATCAATACCGTGCATTGATTGTGCGTCTTGAGCTGCTTCAAAAGTCCAACGTGCTTGTAACTTACGTGTCTTTGCTTCGACAGGTTGCTTCAAGATTTGGATTGAAAGTGCGTTTCCGCCAACACCTTCTTTTGCTGCTGTAACATCTGCTTTACCTGTTGTGGTAGAACCTGAATATGCAGTTGCAATTTTGAATGGTGATAATGCTTCATCACCCGCTGTTGTGTCTGTGTCAAATGGTGCACTCGCTGTGGAGTTTACACTGTCTGCATAACGAACACGTAGAGTGTGAATTTGTCCAACTGGACCTTGCATTGGTTGTACACCAACAATTTCATTTGCAATGACTGTTGGCATTACACGTCTAATCACTGGAAGGATTACACGGTTTAGTGTTGCTACGTTACCTGCGGCTGAAGCACCAGTTGTTGCTGCCTCTTGTAAGTATCGCTTTGTGTTTTCTAACACAACACTCATGCTATTACGACGGTTACCTTCAAGACCTTCAAGAAGTGCATCTTTGGTATCGCCCCAACGGCTTTCTAATAGTACGTCTGACATTTAAGTCTCCTCTATAGTACTTTATTTCAAACCTGCAAGTTTACGGATATCAACGATATTACTATCTTCTTCCTTAACTTCTGCAGTTTGAGGGTTTAGTTGTTTATCTCCAGTTCTTACTGTACGATTTTCTTTTATAACAGACTTTTTACTTTCTTTTACAATTTTCTTTCCGTCTAGTACTGCTGGTAGATAACGGTCGAAAGCAGTCTTCAGTTTTGAAGTCTGTACACTTTCTAATAGGTCAGTCATAATGCCTGCCTTATCTTTATTGAGTGGTTTAAGTAATGTATTAATTGTATCTTTACGCTCAACACTTTCCTTAATAATTACAATCTCTTGTTCTTTACTCTCAACAATTTTTGATTTCTCTTCAAGACTTTCGTTAATTTTAGCAACTTCGTTTACAGACTTTTTAATTTCTGCTTCTAATTGCTTAATTTTTTGATTTTCATTTAAGTGACTTGATGAGAATTCAGTTGCAAAAGTTTCGAATATTTTACGTCCGAAAGAATTTTCTTTTGCGATCTGTATATCTTCTTTAAGTTGATTCATTTCACCTTTAAGATATCCGGTTACTGCTTCATTTACAGCTTTACTTGTGTGCTTAACAAACTTTGATTTTAAGTTATCAAACTTTGAACGGGCTTCTTTAACAAGTCTAACTTTAGTTTCAACAACATCTTGACGATCTTTTTGGAAATCTTGGATCTCTTCACTTAATTGAGCAGTTACAAATTCCTCTAGTTTCTTAACTAGTGACTGTTGATTTGCTCTTTCACTGTGTAGTTCTTTGATTTCTTCGCTAAGTGTTTTAACTAAAAACTTATCAAATGTTCCTGAAGATTCTTGCATTTTTGCAACAAACTTCGCACGATCTTCTGAAATTGCTTTACGCTCTTCAGAGATCTGTGTAAGTTCAGAAGTAAGTCCTTCTGTAACCATCTTATCTAAGGCTTCAACCATTGTAGATTTATCATGCTCATAACGTTTTGCAAACTCCTCGCGAAGTTCTGCAGTGACTTGTGTACGAGTTTCGTTCATTTTTGCTTCCCATTGCTCAGCAATGGCAGAACGAGTTTCCTCATTAACAAGGTCGCTATCAAGCAAAGGTTTAATAGCATCTAGCATATGGATCTCCTAGATCTTTAAGTCCTGAATTAAACGAGTCATTTCGTTTTTCAGATATTTTTGTACTCGAGCATCGCCATTTGCATCGCGAGCTATCTCTAGTACTTTGTGTCCGTTTCGCATGTTTAGTAGTCCTTCGTAAATCGCTACAGGATATGCATTCGGTGCACTGGGTTGTGCCACAATATCAACTGTGACAATTTCAAAATCAGCAACTTGACCAGTAGATTCTGTTACGTTTCCACTACCCCTGCTACTTACTCCTAAATTTACTCCTCCGTCAATCATAGTTCTCACTAATGATCCCATTGGAGTTTCAAGAATCTTTAATTTACCATACCCATTAGGTCCATCCATCCACATACTTTCAATCATATGTGATACTCGATCTAAGTTAATTTTGAGATCATCTGGGTGGTCAACTTCGCCTAAAACACTATTACCGTTTTTTATTTGCTCGTTGATGGTACTGACGGCAGTTGTAATTTCCCCGACAGGGTAGACACGCTTATTAGCGTTTTCTACCCCACCTTGGATACAAATACCTTTCATGTAGAGATCCTTGCCACCGTTCGGCTTTTCCATTGCTTCATAAACAACGTTTGCTTCTTTGGAGGTTAGGTTTTCTCTCAAGTATAACATGATTTATGCTTTACTCATTGTTGCACCACGTGTATCGTGTGCATCTGTTTGTACTGTCGCTTTAGGTGCTGGTGCGCCTTTTTCTTCGCCTGATGAAATAGCCGCTTTTGCAGTTGAATTTGGCTTACCGCCAGGTATCTTCTGCTGTGTTTTATTTACACTACCTTCTTCGCTAGTAACCGGTGTTGGAGCCTTTTCTTTGTACTCACGAACAACTTCTTCAGTTTCTTCTACTGATTCCATTTCTTCGTCGTCCATTTTCTCTTCTTCACCTTCTTCGTCGCTCATGTCCATTTTTTCCATGTCTTTACTCATGTCCATATCCATGTCGCCGTCTTCAGCATCATCTCCGCCCATTAATTGGTCGAATTCTGCCTTCAATTCCTCTAGTGCGTTTTCAATATCTACAACACGATCTTCAATCTCTTCGCCGTCAGCATCTGCTTCCATTGAAAGACCTTGCTCGTCTGCTTCAATATCATTAATAAAATTATCTGATGCATCTCCGCCAATTTCGGCTTCGTCTACTTCTGATTCTTCTACTTCGTCTGTTGCTTCATCAACTTCTTCTGCTGATTCGTCAACTTCTTCGTCTTTTGCTTCTTCTACTGCTTCAGCATCTTCTTCAACTTCTGCAGTCTCTTCTACTTGGTCTTCATCTACAAGACCTTCATAGATGTCGCGTGACTTCTCTACTACAATCTCATGGAACAAATCTTTTGCACCTTGCTCATCTTCTGCGATGAACAGTTCAATTAATTGTTCAAATTTGTTATTTTTATCTGACATTCGTCAACTCCTATTATACTTTTTTATGTGAATAGGATATATTCACA